GCGGTACGCCCATGGTCATGGCGATTTGCTTCAGCGTACGGTCGGAGAGTTCCGTCATCATCAACGTATTGATGTCCGGCGTAATCTTTTGGACCTTGAGTTCTTGCGCACGCACAAATATCCATTTGAACGCGTTGAGTACACCGCTCCCACGCTGGTTAATCTCTGCGCCCATCCGTTTAAACTCGGAGTCATCCATGCTGTCGGGAAGGTTCATCACCGTCACCGGCTGCGCACCACCCTCGAAGAACATCGACGTGAAGCGGTCGAGGTTGTACGAAAGTTGCGCGTTCTGCATGGCGACCTGCGCAGGTGCCAAGCCCGGCCCGACGTCGTCGATGAATGAGTTCTCACGGAAGTACACGATTTGTTCCAACGTCCACGGCCCGTACATCTTTCCGCCAATCACTTGGTTGAACGACAAGCCGAGGTACGGATTCTCCAACGTGCCCATGTTCGGATCGTAGCGGTAATTCACCGTCGTAGGGTTGAGCGCCTCGAAGCCGGTCAGCGTCCGCCCTTTGACGATACGCACCCAGTACGCCGCGCCGGTGACGAGGAGGCTTCGTTCCGTTGATGCAATGAGCCGTGAAAAATTCTTCTTCCATGGCCATTCGACCTCCACTCCGTTGCGCATCAAACGATACGGAACGCTGCTCAGTGCATCGGCACGGAGTTCAACCGCACGATACAACGGCGCCACGTGCGCATAGGCGATGTCGGGCTGTTTAATTGTCCCGTTGCGCAGTAACTGACCCAGCCATGCCGGGTTGTTCATGGTCATGCAAAACTCCATTCTACGCGAGGCTTCGAAATCATCGCGACCGCACCGCTGGCCGCGTCTACATAGTCGTCATGCGGTGCGCTTGGGAACGCGACGACCTCATCCAAGAAATCACGAACCCATGCACCGTTTACCACGGCCACGGCTCCGGCTTCGGCTCTGCTGGCCCAAGGCATTGCGCGCTGGACTTTGTCGCCCTTGACGTCAATACCTTTGAACGACACGTCGGCCAACTCGGGAAGCCGTCGCAGTTCTTGCGTTGCGGCGAGTCCGTGCTGTGCTTTCTCGATGCCGTGCGTCGTGTCCGCTTCGCGGCGCATGGTGTCCACCATGATGCGTCGTACATCGGGCCACTCTGCTTTCACTTTGATACCGTCGGCGATATAGAACACGCCGTCGTGTAAACACACACGGACGGACGCGGTATAGTCTGCGGATTGTTTGACGCTCGATGCCAAGTCCCAATAGCGGAACCACTTCGCATTGTGCGGCCGCGTGTCGGTCGTGCGCAGCCAATGGCGCTGGAACATTGCGCCGATGGGGTCGATGAAATCGCCGTCGACCTCTTGGCGGTACATCTCAGATGTCATCGACTCTTTCAGCGTGGCGACGAAGGTGTCATCGAGGAACGTGTTGTCCGTCGTCTTGCTTCGTATCGTTGCGTAGTCGCGATGATTGCCGGCGAACAACTCATAGACCCAATCTTTGCCACGTGGCGTCGTACTCATCCAAGCCCGACCGGGTTGTTCACGAAGCGTTGCGATACTCAACGGCCAGATGTCGCGGTCCATCATGGCGACCTCGTCGAGCCACAACCACCCAGCGTTGGCACCGCGCAACCGGTCAGGGTTGTCCGCACTGCGGAAGATGATGCGTCGGTCACCAAGCAAGCGAAGTTCCATGTCGGACTTGTTCCACGACGTCGCGATGCCAGCCTTGGCGACCAAGCGTAGGATGGTCTCCATTGCGCCAAGTTTCAACATGGGATACGTCGGCGCAACGATGAGACCCGTGGAGCCGCGAGGCTGTCGCAGTGCTTCCACGGCGCCGGCTCGCGTCTTGCCACTGCCACGGCCACCGACAAACAAACGAAAGCGTGCATCACTCGCCCAGAACGCCTTTTGGGGTGACGTCTGTGATTGGTGCCGGATCGTCAGCGGTGAGGTCGATGACGTAGTCGTTGGGGCCTGTAGTGGAGTGTACATTGTAGGATTCTCTGTATGACGGGTCGAGTTTCTTGAGTAGGAACATCACCATGACCGGCGTTGTCGGCGCCATGCTATACGCCAAGGATTCTAAGAACTCTTGGCGCACTTCGCGGCCGCGTCGTGTCGCTTCTTCGACCTTCGCAGCGAACACCGGGTCGGCGTCGCGTGCACGGAGTAGGTCGCGGCGATTGATGTTGCATACCTTGCACGCATCCGTCATGAAACCGAGGCGCTCAATGGCTTCTAAGACTTCGGCCTGCTGAATCTTGGTAATCATGTCGGATTGGCGTTCACCTTTGACGACGAACGGCCGTGACTTCTTGGGCGCAGTCACCGCACTGACTCCGACGTCACGAAGCGAAGCAACACGTTGACGATGGCGAGTGCGTAGACAAGTTGCGGTGCGATCTCGTTCATCTCGGGCCACTGTGCGACCGTTGCAAGTATCATCGCGACCAAGGACAACACGTTAATCCACACCGTCTTTGATTTGTACCAGCGCTTCATTGCTTAGCCTCCACTCATTCGATACCACGACAAGAACACCAACCACGCACCGCCGCCAACGAGCATGACGGCGTAGACCTGTTGTTCCAATTTGGCGATACGCTTTTCGAACTCTTTGAAGTTCGCATCGCCGTTCTCGAGTCGGCGCAGTATCTGGTCTTGCTTCTCTTCGATGCGTGCTAATTTTATTTCCACTGACTCGTTCATACTTTCCCCTGCTGATATGCGGCGAACTCGTAGCGCACCGCGTCGAGATTTATTGCTGAACCCGGGCAGGTCTTCTTTGCCGCTGGGTATTCGCGATGACCCTTCAACGTGGCTGCGCTGACTGCGATACCGCGCCAATTCATCAAAGCCAACGTCGTGGAGCGCACGAGCCGGTGCAGATCGTCGGGCCACGGCCGCGTGTCGTACTCGCCCACCACTTCGATGCCCCACATCGTATTGTTGCCGGGCACTGACGAGCAATGAATCCCGGCGACGTTCAATGGGCACATTTGCCAGATGCCGTCGAGTTCCGGATTGCGTCCGCCGATGACAACGAAGAGATGCGGACCGCCGCGCCATCCCATCTCCTCGTAGCGTTTACTCATGGCGTTCATTGTGATGGCGCCGTTCCATTGGTTGGGCAATGGTCGCCATGTGTGATGCAAGACGACGCCACGGGCCCACGGTGCAGTTGCAATGGGGTCGTGGCGGTGAAGATGCGTGTCAAACTCTGCAACGGTCGCCCAGTGGCGCAGGTCGTATGCGTAGGTCATGCGCGTGGCCCTTGCCATCGGCTGATTTTGTTCATGAACGTCGTGCCGTTGTTGCGGTTGACCACGAAGTACAACTCACTACCAATCGGCGTCAAGTTTCCGTGCGCGTCGTTGTAGAACTGGATGAGTTCCCACGGTGCATTGAGTGACTTACGATACCAAAGATGAATGCCGAATTGCTTGTCGGGAACACCATACGCACTCATCGACGTGGCGAACCATTGACCCGCTTTGTCAACCTGTACGAACGTCTGCGTGGCCGTGTAGGTTCCGCCCGGTATGCGCAGTTCTGACGGATTGGGGATTGGGGTTTGCGTAGTCATGCGTCGTTCTCCTCGTGTAGTTCCATTGTCGCCACGTTGTCAAGGGCTTGGCTATTTGCCCCACTTTCCACGCAGGTACACGACGCCAATCACGGCGTAACTGGCGAGGTCAAGCAGCGTGTCTTCGATAGTCTCAGACAACGGCGCCGTCTTTGTCGATAACGTGAGGAGTCTTTGCACCTTGTCAGACATCCGCACCACGATACCGTAGAAGCCCGTCGCACCGATGGCGTTGGCGCCGTACGCCTTCGCCTTTACTTTGTGCATGTGGAGCATCTCGTAGGTCACCTTGGAGAACTCGTCGTATTGCTCGGGGTAACTCATCCGCGCCTCGCGTTCTTGTATGAATTCTTGTTTTCATATCGCCAATCGTACGTGCTCATCGCCGGTTGCTTCGTTTTGTAGCCGTGCTTTCGTGCGTGCAAGTACACTTGGTCGTCGATGACCATCAAGATGCCGGCGATCTCCTGTGCGGTCCGCTCTGCGTACCATGATGCGTCGGTCGGCCAAGGGATGCGGCGTGTTTGCTTCTTCAACACGTAGCCGCACTTCCTCGCCCATTGCGCAGCGTTGACTCGCGTGCATCCGATAATCTGCGCCATCTGATTCGCCGTGCGTGCTTCCCAGAATGACCGCGACTCTGGATAGCGATACTTCAGCGGTTTATGCCATTGCGCTTTCGGTCGTTTGCCAGTGAACAACGATGTCGCCCAGCGTCCTTTGCGGTACGTGTAGCCTTGCTTCTTGATGTGTGACCACGCGGTAAAGTGTTTCGTGTTCAGCGCTTCGCAGATTTCCGGCATCGTCCGCACTTCGTACCACGCTGGGTCCGTTGGCCACTCGACGTAGTCACGCCGCCGACCAACGAACTCACATCGATGTCTCGAAACTGTGTTTGTTGCAATGCCAAGTATCGCTGCAACTTCTTTGTCGGCTTTGTCGGACCTTAGCAACGCCATGGTTGCCTCGGTGAGGCGGAGCGGTTCACCTTTTGGCATTACTCCACCTTCCCCAGCGTGACCGCATCGAATTCGGTGCGCAACCACGCGAGACGCTGCTCGGCTGCATCTATGCGCATCTGCAACCAGCGACGCATAATTTCCGCGCCGCGTTGATGTTCGACGTCGTCTGATTGCGACTCCCACCGAATCTCGCGCGCTTCCCATATTGAATCTTTTTCGCCCTGCATACATTCGTAGATGAGTTTCTGCAGTTTCAATAATTGTTCCGCGTTCATCACTCCACCTTCCCCAGCGTGACGCCGGTCTGACCTTGGTACTTTCCGCCTTTGTCTGCGTAGGTCACCGCTGGCCGTTCACCGCGGTGGAACATCACTTGCGCGATGCCCTCATTCGCATACACCTTGATGGCGTGCTGTGATGCGTTGTGGAGTTCGATGGTCAGATGTCCGTGCCAACCCGGTTCCATCGGCGTGCAGTTGACAATGAGCCCGCACCGTGCATACGTCGACTTCCCAACGACTACGCCGAGCACGTCCTCGGGAATGCGAAAGTACTCGACGGAACGGCAAAGAACAAACTCGCCGGCCGCAATGATTGGCGCATTGTTGGTCATTGTCGTTTTGCGAGGCGACTTTTTAGGGTCAATAATTTTGTTCGTAAGTTGCA